CCTTTAGACACTAATAAGGTTGAGGCTATTTTCTACAAGAAACAAGATTATGAGCCTTTTGCTGTTCCTATGGGGTACCCAGTTTTAGAAGACATTAACTGGAAAGCCGAAATGAAGAAAATGGATATGGCCGTAAGCAGAACAATCCAACAGGCAGTTCTAGTCGTTACTATGGGGGCAGAGCCGGATAAAGGAGGAGTAAACCAAAGGAACCTAGAAGCAATGCAAAAACTCTTCGAGAACGAATCAGTAGGAAGAGTCCTAATAGCCGACTATACAACTAAAGCTGAATTCGTTATACCTCAAATAGGAAGTATCCTCGATCCCAAGAAATACGAAGTAGTAAATAGAGACATTCAACTGGGGTTGAATAACATTCTATTAAGCGGTGATGAAAAATTCGCTAACGCCCAAATTAAGATTCAAGTATTTGTGGAGAGGCTGAAGCAAGCGAGAGTAGCATTTTTAAATGACTTCCTAAGTCCAGAAATAAAAAGAATATCAAAAATACTAGGGTTTAAAAACTATCCCACCCCTAATTTCGAAGACATAGAACTTAAAGACCAAACTGTTTATTCTAGAATCTATACTAGACTTATAGAACTCGGCGTCCTTACTCCTGAAGAAGGGATACAAGCTATTGATAGCGGTAGGCTCCCCACTTCTCAAGAATCTAAAGAAGCGCAAGAAGACTTTCTGGAACTAAGGAAGAAAGGGTTTTACGAGCCAATTATGGGAGGACCTCAAACGCAAAAAGATTTAGCTAAATTAAAAAATAAAAACGATCAAAAAGGCCAGTCTCCCGAAAATAGCAAAAACATACCCCAAGAAAACGGGAGACCCCCGGGAATCAATACTCCGCAAGAAACAAATAAAGTTGGCCCAATAGGTGGCTCTATGTTTAAGTTCAGTATGGAGAAAATCAAAGAGAACCTTCTGGCTGCGCAAAAGTTAAATGATCAGGTTGAGGCCGTGCTAAGAAAAAAACACAGCAAAAGAAAATTAAGCAAGGCCCAAAAAGAGGTAGCTTTTCAGTTGTCGGAAGTTATAATATCTAATGAAGATCCTCAAAATTGGGTCTCTAGAATAGAGAAGTACGTCTCTGCTCCTGTGGATACAAACGAAGAGAAAGTAAAAGAAATTAATCAGATAGCTTACGAGCATCAAGTAGATAGCTATTTGGCCAGCATACTTTCTAACAGTAAAATTTAAAATGAGCGAAGGAACACAAGACATAACAGAGTATAACGACTCCCTGTCGGCTAATATATCATTGCCGGATATCCCTATGCCGACAGCCCAAGAAGAAGATAAAAGAGTTGTTAAAGACGAGATAGATGTGGCATTTAAATTTGCTTTCGTCGGGGCCGGACAAGGAGGATGCAGACTTGCGGAAACTTTTTACAACCTTGGCTACAGAAAAGTATGCGGAGTAAATACTGCGATGCAGGATCTAAATACCGTCAAGCTTGAAAATAAACTTTGCATTGGAAACGGCGGAGCAGGAAAAGATCCTTCGTTAGCTAAAGCTACTTTTGAAGATAAAAGAGAAGACGTTTTGGATTTTATGAGGTATTCTTTCGGAGAAGAGTTCGATAGAATATTTATTTGTGCAGGAGCGGGAGGAGGAACCGGCGCAGGGACTCTAGTTCCGTTAATTCATACAGCGAAAGAGCTTCAGGAAACGGTTAAAATAACAAATACTAAGGTAGGAGTTATATTGGCTTTACCCAAAAATTCAGAAGGAAAAAAAGTAAGCGAAAACGCTTACAACGTATTAAATCAAGCTTTCGAACTGGTGGACGAGGGCTTGGTTTCTCCGTTAATTATAGTAGATAACGAAAGAATAAGTAAATTATATCCGGGACTAGTTGTTTCCAACTTTTGGCAAACTGCTAATAATAGTATGGCTGGGTTGTTTCATTTGTTTAATTTAACTTCAGCTAGAGACAGCACTTACTCGGCTTTTGACCCAAAAGACTTTATGAATGTTTTGGACTCTGGATTCATTGTCTTTGGAGCTGCCCCCGTAAAGGATTGGAGTGATCCAATAAGCATATCCAGAGCCGTAAGAGACAATTTAAAAGGAAATATTCTGTCAGGAGGAATTGACTTGAGCACAGGGAAAAATGCTGGAGTAATCATAGTGGGTGGAAAAGAGGCTTTAGACAATGTTCCTCAATCTAATTTAGACCAAGCTTATGATCAATTATCTAGGATTCTGGGCTCTGGCAGCGTTGTCCATAGAGGCATATATAGCGGAGATAAAGAAGGTCTGACTGTGTACAGTACCATAGGAGGACTAGACAAACCTGAAGCTAAATTAGCAGAACTCAAAAAATTGGGTGATCTGAACTAATTTTTGGTGTAATCGGTATTAGCTTTAATGTTAAAAGATTTCGAAATTAATTTAATTGATAGTCTCATTTTTCCTTTTTCCAAAAAAGAGGAGAAGAGCAAAGCTTTAAGGGAGCAAGAGTACGCAATAGAGCACTCTAATAAATTAATAGATTTTTTAACTGGAAAAGTTTCGGAACATAACGGGTCTTGCCAAAGCAAGATCAATATCAACCAATTGAAAAGTATTTTTATTGATGCTTTCAATTCGTGCCCTGACGAAAATAAATTGTCCTGCGCCATTGGTAAAGTCAACGTATTCCTAGAGATAAAATCGGAAGGATTTAGTAAAAAATACTACGATAAGAATTTATGTCTTAAATTAACTGACGAGACCATAACGGCAGCAGAAAGCGAAGTTGAGAAAAGCGAACTGAAAGATTTTCCGTTTAGCTCATTAGAGGAGTTATACATAGATGAATGTGGACCTTTAATGTTAGATATAGTGTAAAAAAGGAAAACAAAAAATGAAAAAATTTAAATATAGTTCTATTTTTAGCTCCACAGTTAAGCCTGTAGTTTCTGAAGATAAGGATAAGTACCTAAGCTTAGCTTCAATGATTGATCTAGAGGAATTCATTCCTAAGGTGGATTCAGAGAAAGAGGTAGATCTTCTTCCGGTTGCTTTTAATGCGTTCGTAGCTAATAGAGTAAATAAAAACGGAGACGTTATTGATACAGATACTTCTGTAGCTGTTTACGAGTCATTCATAAACAAGCCTATCAATATCGAACATAATAGGGACAGGATTATAGGAACCATATTGACCGCTGGATTCTCAGAGTTTGGCACCGACAAGCCTTTAACTAAAGAGGAAGTCTCGGACATATCTGGACCATTCAACATTACCTTAGGAGGAGTTTTGTGGAGAGTGATTAATCCAGAACTGGCAGACTACATAGAAGACTCAGCCGACCCAACAAGCCCCAATTATATGAGCGTCAGTGCTTCTTGGGAATTGGGTTTTACAGATTTTGAAATAGTGGCTATAGACGGCGACGAAAAGAATATAGAAAATGCTGAAACTATAGCAAAAGACGGAGAAGTAGACGAATACAAGGATCTTTTAAGAGCCTTTGGCGGAGAAGGTAAACTCGAGGACGGAAGGAAAATCTATAGAAAAGTAGTCAACGAAGTTTTGCCTTTGGGGATTGGCCTAACAGAGAATCCTGCAGCGGATGTAGAAGGGCTGGCGTCTAAAATAACATTTTCTACTACAGAAAAAAAGGAAGCGTTATCAAAAGAAACCGTTACACAAAAACAAGAAACAATTTCACAAGTAGTGGAAAAAGATGTAAATCAAAATAATAAAGGAAGAAACATGAAGTTAAATTCTATTAAAGACATAACAGAGGAGTCGTTAAAGGAACTTTCTGCTTCGGCAATTTCTGACTTTATCGAGGAACAGCTCAAAGAGGCCTCGGAAAAGTTTAACGAAGAAAAAACCGAAACCGAAACGGCCCTAAAGGCTGCGAAAGACAGTTACGAGAAACTGTCCACGGAACACACCGATACAAGAGAAGAGCTTGATAAGCTCTCTAATACTATCGCTGAACTAGAAAAAGAGAAGAACGAAAGAATCGCTTTGGACAAGTTTAATGAGCGGATGTCCCTTTTGGACGAAGCTTATGAATTGAGTGATGATGATCGAAAGGTTATCGCTTCTCAGATCAAAGATTTAGATGACGAAGCTTTCGAGTCTTATTCTAAAGACATGAAAGTTCTTCTTTCAACCAAGGACAAGGAATTGTTGGCGGAGAAAGAGGAAGTTATCGAAGCAGAAGAGGCTAAAGCTTCTGTAGAACCTGTTGAGGCTTCGGTCGAAGAGGTTGTAGAGAGTGTTTTAGATAGCGCCGAAGAGGCAAAAGAGGAGATTCCAGTCTCTGCTACTGCATCAGACGACACTGTGTACGATAAGTACAGAGCGGCTTTTGATATGGGCAACT